TTACAAAGTCTAATGTGTTATCAGAGTCTTCGTAAGTAACTGTTATGTTTGTTTCTGTATTAGAGCTAACCATAGCTCCTACAGTATCGCTAATTGTTTCTGCTAGTGTTACACCACCGATAGTAATTGCATCGGCTTCTAAAGTTCCATCAATGTCTGCATCACCACTAATATCGAGGGTAGCAGCATCTAATTCTCCTGTAAGAGTAATATTACGGAACGATGCAGCATCTTTATTAGAATCTACCACAACAGCTTTACTAGCAGCTACTGTTCCTGCTGTGATGCCATCAAGCATCTCAAGTTCAGCTTCTGTTAATTCTGCACCTGAACCAAGTGTAAGTGTTCCTGTTACTGTAAGATTATCGTTAACTGTTACTTCTGAAGTTGTATGACCAATTGAAACGGGCACACCTGAAGTTGCAGTACCTATAGTAATACCATTTGAAGTATTAGAGTTATCTATATTTAATGAGGTTGTTGCATCTAATGAAATAGTTGTACCATCTACTGCAAGTGTTCCGTCTATATCTGTGTTATCTAAATTAGAAGTTCCATCAACATCTATATCACCTGCAATGTCTAAACCTGCAGCTCCAGCTAATACTAAATCATCTGCTGATGCATCCCATAACATATAAGCACTTGCTGTATCTCCGAAGAATTTTACATCATAGCCTGTATCGTCTACGCCAACAGTTATCGTATTATCTACTTGAATAGCACCATCAAGATTTGTTGTTCCTGAAACTGTTAATAAATCGGTAGTTACTGTACCATCAAAATATGCATCTTTAAATTCTAAAGAGCTTGTACCTAAATCAATATCATTATCTGTAACAGGTACAATAGCACCATCGGCTATGTATAACTGTTGTACAGGACTACTAGATACTTGTACATAAAATTCAATGTAGTTATTTGTTGTATCAATTAATACTTTATTATTTGGAGAAGTTTCTCCTGCATCTCCAATCAATCCTATAACAGGTCCTTCGGCTGTTGTGCCATCATGTGCGTGACCTGAAGTATTGCTAAAAGCACTTAAAAGTTGATTGTATTCGTTGTTGAATAGTGCAGCAGTTATTGTGTCTCCATCTGAAAACGAACTCTGTCTTATGTACCCTGCCATTTGTTTATCTCCTACCTGAAGGTATAAAATCTATATATAAACCATTTATTTTGTATGGTGCTTTTGTATCCTCTGTAACAACTGTAAAGTTATTACTTGTACCACTTCCTTGTACTGGTATTCTTATCATTGGTGCTGCTGTCCCTCCAAATACGTTAGTATTGAAGACAGCTTCTGCAAATATTGCAGGTGAAGTAACTGTACCAAAAGAAAAATCACTTGTTGGTTGAGGTATATCTTGACTGTTAAAGTCATATTTAATTTGTAGTGCCGGAGTTACAGTTCCCTCTGCTGAACAAGAAACTCTAACATAGTGTAAAGTTTTTAAAGTTCCTAAGTCTCCGTAGTCATAGTCTGGTGTGGCATATCTAGCAAGTATGTTAGACCCATTAAAGTCGTTACCTGAATCGTGTACAAGCACATAGCCATCAGTATCACCGTGAAAATATTTTTCAACACCATCGTTATTAAACCCAGCCCCTATACTGGTTACTTCTATTCCTCTTGTTTCTGACCACTCAAATCCATTTGGTCTAAGTGTTCCTATAATTCCTTCTTGCTGTGCGTTGATAACACTTGTGTTTGTATAAAATAATCTATACTGAGATTTCTCTCTAATAACAACACTTGAAATTATATATTTGTCAATGTTTTCTGCTAACTGTGTAAGGATAGGTTGAATAGCTTTACTAACTGTACCCAACTCAACGTCTCCAATCCTTGCAGTACCAGCAACCGTTCTTAATCCATCGGGTGCTAAGAATATAAGGTCACCACCTATCTCTTGAATACTGTAGCCCGATAGACAACCAATGTTCTTTGCCACTGGAATTACCACTGCTGTACCGTTTATATCTTGTAGCTTAAATATACTGTTTCTACAAAATATAAAAAGTTCATTACGGAAGCTTTTAATTCCTACTATCTGGTCTGATAAGGTTATAGAACCTGAACCAGTACCATTAAAAGTTGTAGGGTCTAATAATGTACTATAATAAACCGTACTAAGATTATCTTCAACACCTGCAACAATTAAATGTTTATCGTGTATTTCAGAGTATGTTGCAAACTTAGTACTTGTTACAGTAATTTCACCACCAAAGTATGTTCTAGTATTAATGTTAGAACCTGTACCTTCCATTCTAAAGTAGTAAGGTTCGTTAGCTCCATCACAAATTATTAGCAGCCCATAATCATATGTAGGTCCTTCAAACAAAGAAAAGCTAATCTTGCCTTGTCCTGTTCTAGTAAGCGTACTACGACCTGTAAAGGCTGAGTAGTTATCTCCACTAGCATCTACAGAACTTCTACTTATGTTTAACCAACTTGTGCCGTCTTGACTAAAATAAATTCCAGTCGAAGCACAAGCTACAACACCATCTCCATAAGGTATTACCCCATGAATAGTATCAGCACTACCGCTTACTAATGCAGCACTACCAGACCCTAATTTACTATAACCATTAATACGTCTATAACCACCCTCGATAGAGACTTCAAAGTTTCTAAGGTCTGTAGCTACACCGGGAGTTTTAAGTAAGTCAATCTGATTAGAAGCCTTGACTAAACCACCGGCACATGCAACTGTATAAGGTTGTGATGTTGCCATATAATTATTTAGTTAGGTTTACACCTGTGCATTTCACCATGCTTGTAAGATGGTTGTCCGCCTTTCTTTAAACCAACTCGACCACCTTTGTTTAAAGGTTTTGCAACTTTCATTGCAACATTAGAAACAGCTTTTGCAGCTTTACCCGGAAGTGCTCCAGCTACAGCTCCTACTACTTTTGCTTGTGCCCTTACGGGAGCTGTTTTAATATTGTAAGCTGTTTTACCTACACTTTTTAAAAATCCTTTCATTATTTTCTCCTATATTAAATTAAAAGTATCTTCTGTCGTCTGTCATAGTACGAGGAGTAGGATTAATCAAATTAGATTTCATACTTCTCAGTGCTTTTTTATAATCATCCATAGCAAACGCTGCTTGTTGTGGAGATTCTTTGAACTGCCATACATAATATCTT